AAGAATACTATGTTGCCGAAAAAGTAGAATTTATTCCTGGTATAATATATGCATGGGATAATGGCGACAAACTCCAAATATATGATGGAATTCATAGAGTCTTGGCGGCAAAAGAAGTAAACCTGCAATTTACATTTTTAATGTGTGTGTACAAAACAGACGAAGAAGATTTGATAGTTAAAGATTTTAAAGCCATCAATAAAAGTTGTCCTGTTCCAACATTGTACACGGATGATCAAAATGAGATAACGTTACTGAAAAAACTTGTATGTGAAAATGTTGTAGAAGAACTTTGTAAAAAATATTATGCATTTATCTCTCCTAGCAGAAAACCATTCATATACAATTTCAATAGAGATGTCATAATTGAATGGTTGTCAGAATTCAAAATAGATTGGAATATCAAAAACCTGTCAACAATTATTATCCAAGAGTTGCAAGGATTAAATTTTGTTGCAAAAGATTACGTCGAACGAAATAAAATCAATGTACCCAAAAAATGCAACTTTCATAATTTCTATTTATGGTATTTATCTAAATCATTCATTCAAAATAAACTTGAACAACATATTAACAATATTCAATAACAGTTCTTATAGTACCTACAACTTGCTTTCTGTGAAAATCCCATTTGTTTACAATGCGTTTTCATACAATATTTCTTACTCATTTTTCTAGGTAATTTTGCTAGTTTTTTATCAAAACCACCTAATTGTGACGCTTTTGGCGACTTTCGCTTAGATTTAGGTTTAGGCGATTTTGTTTTCCTTTTGGACGCATTTTTACGTTTAGGCGACTTTCGCTTTGTTTTACGTTTGGACGCATTTCTGCTTTTAGGTGATTGTTGCCGTTGTTGTGGAGCCTCTTTGTCTACAATTCTTTTAACTTCTACAGGCAAATTAGAACTCTTAAATACACTCTCGATCACTTTGTTTTTCCTTAAACCAACTGTTTTATAGTGTCCACTTTGCCTATAATATAGCATTACTGCATACTTATCTGTTTTATTGCCTAACTTTATTATATTGTAACTCGAATCTAGAATTATAAATGTAGTTCTTAACATTTTTGACAAAATTGACAAGGTTACGTAATCGCCTTGATATCCATTTCCTAATGCTAAAACCTTTTCCGCTAGCTCCGATTTGTTTCGGATCTTATATGGATCCCAATTTCCATAAAACTCTCCAATCTGTTTTTCTATCTTATAATTATCTAATATCGTATTAAACTCGTCTGATGACATCTTATTCATATATTTATATACCAGTATTCGTAATTGCTCGTGGTCCAATACGTCTTGTAATGCTTGAGCTATTGAACGAAATTGACAATTCCCGTCTCCTTTACAATCCTTGACTACAAATTTGGAACTCTGTAACTTTTCTTGCCACTTGTCATCTAGTGATTCCCAATGTGTCATCTTAATATAAATTCAGAAAAATGAATTTTCATATCCTTTTATTTATTGTAATGACAGTAAAAGCACGGTATCCTAGTTTCCTTAATCTATGGAGTTCTGACAGTGACAATGATAATGTATATATTCTAGTAAGAGATTATGATATCTACCCCATTGATGACGTTTTAATGGACTCGTCTTGTAATATTTCTATTGACATCAGTTATGTAAATGGGTCCGAAAACCCTCTCATTGTAGGTGTAGATATAAGAGATAAAAGAAATGTTCTTCCAAATGTATTTGATATTTCTTCGAAAACATTCGACAATTATACAATTATTGATTTTGTAAAACATATCGATGACAACATACTCAACCAATGTTACATTGAAGATTCGTGTGCGTTCAAAAATGTTTTGCTTGAAAAAAAAGATATTAAATGTGCGTTACAAATCTATAAGAATCACGATAATAAACTTGTCAGAATTTGTATGTATGAACCTAAACAAACAACGGTAATGGAAGATTTACAAAACTTAACCATCTAAAAAGTCACGTTTTTATTTAAAATTATCTTTCTTATAAGTTTATAAAAAAGATGAAAGAATACGTTAAGAAAAGCGTTGCCTTAAAAACTGCCAATGAAAATCAATTGGTTTGTAATAACAATATAAAAAAATATTTCATTTTAAACGACTATCAAGAGTTTGCAAATTTAATCTTAACAACTGAGCAGCCTAAATTCTACGAGTACATCAATGATACTCAAAATGTCAACCTTTTCTTTGATATTGAAATTTATAAAGAGAAACATCCTATAGAATTTGACAATTCACAGGACCTGATTGCTCTTATTAAAAATTCCATAAATCAAGAGTGTAAATTCATTGTTTTAGAATCACATTCTCAAGATATTAAAAAATCATATCATATCATTGTACACGGACACACCTTCGAGAATGTCAAAGCAGTGAAAACATATGTAACCAGTAATTTCTCTCAATATACAAAGCAAAAGATTATTGACACATCTGTTTATAGGGAGGGTCTGTTCCGAACCTATTTGAGCACAAAAGATTCAGAGCATAGACCACTGATAAAATCTGACCTAAGCGATGATTTTGAAGTCGTCGACACGTTCGTTGGATACCTGAGTGAGTGCGTTCAAAATGCACAAGACAATGTAGTTAACGAAATTGAACGCGTTGCAGAGAACGAAGTAATTGAACCCGTTCAAAATGCAGAGAACGAAGTAATTGAGCCCGTTCAAAATGCATTAACAGAGCAAGATATAGACATTATTAAAAAATATGTGAGAAAAACTTATAGATATAGAAATGAACATTTCAGGGACGTTTTTATTGATAGAACTTTTAATTGCATCATAGTTGCACTAGATGACAAATTTTGTCACAACATTGATAGAGAACACAAATCTAATCATCAATATATTGTTATTGATACATATAGTTCAAAAGTAAAATGTCACGATATTGATTGCAAAGACTATAAACATGATGAGGTCAAAATGGATAAATTCCCTAAAGAAATAAATGAAATCTTACTAAAGTGTTTAAAAGTCAACAAGCAAGAGCAAGAGCTCATTGAAAAAGCTATTGACGAGTGTAAGCAATATATTACCAACAATTTTGATCAAAACGTTGAAGAAATACAATTTGATAGAAATGAAATGGTATTTAGAGGAAATGCCACTGAAAACAATAGTATTGTTAGGCTTAATGGAAAATGCGAAACATGCTTGGTAGAGCACCGAATCACCACTGATGGTTACTGCCTTAAATGCAAAGTGTGTGATACCATATTTCCTAAAAATTCTATGATTCCCTTGGACGAGCGTTACAAAACATTAAATGCCTTTTGGAATAGTTATAGTCAACTAGTAAACAATGGCACTGTTATTATCAATAATTACTATGGAACAAATGGTGATGAAGAATTTCAATGTGACATTCAATTGGACAATTCCATTTTTAGAAATAAAGAACACACCAAGATATACAATCAAATACTTGATGGACACAAAGTCGTGCTTATTAGCGAGTTAATGAGCAAAATTGAAGTGGATTTCAAGTATACAAATGGAGAATGGTACTATTTTGATGGAAGCATCTGGAAACAAGATCGTGAGTCACTTGAATTTAGAAAACGTATTGTCAAGTTCTCAAGCAACTTTAAGAAAATTCAACAACACTATGAAACCAAACGAGGCGGCGACAACAGCTCTATTATAAAAAATGTCAAGAGCCTCATCAATAAGCTACACAAGACTGGATTTGAAGATGAAGTTATCAAAGGAGCCAAAATGTACTACATAGATGAAGGATTTATTAGAAACTTGAACAGCAAAAAACATCTTGTTCCCTTTGCAAATGGAGTATACGATCTAATTACTAATCAATTCAGGGTTACGTTAAAAGAGGATTACGTAAACCTCACCACTGGATTCAATTACGATGAAAATGCTAATAATGCTGAAGTTTACGACTTTATAAAGAAAGTCCTACCAAACAAAGGAGTACGAGACTATGTTCTGAAAAAAATGAGTGAATGCTTGAATGGTGATATTCCTAATACCAATTTCCTTATGTTTATTGGTGACGGTGCTAATGGAAAAAGTCAGTTGCTCAACTTGATGAAACTGTGTATGGGAGAACTTGGAGAAAAAGTTGAGGTGACACTGCTGACTAGAAAACGTAATAATGCAAATGAAGCAAATTCAGAGAAAATCAAACTTATGAACAAGCGATTTGCATTTTTGAGCGAGCCTGAAGATGGAGAAAAAATCAATATTGGTCTACTCAAAGAGCTTACAGGCAGTGAAGAAATTGTTGCTAGAGGACTTTATCAAGAATCAGTGTCTTTTGTTATGGAAGCAAAACTGTTCTTAGCATGCAATGAGCTTCCTGAAATTAAAGGTGAAGATACTGCTCTTTGGAGGCGAATCAGAGTTATTGATTTCCCATCACGGTTTGTAGATGAACCAAAAGAAAACAACGAGCACAAAATTGATAGGACACTTCCATCAAGAATGCGCGAAGACTTAACTTGGAGACAAACATTCATTAATATACTTTTTGAATATTACTTTAAAGATGTTAAGGAACCACAAGAAGTACAAGTTAAAACCAATGAGTATAGACAAGAAAACAACGAATTTGCTTCCTGGTTAGCAGATAACATTGTGCATAAAGAAGGTGAAATACTTAAATTAACAGATGTCTGCGAAATTTATCTTGGAAAAAAAGTTGGTCCACGAGCACTCAATAAATATAAAAGAGACATAGAAAGATGGATTCAACAATCATTTCCTACATATGACTATTTATACCAAGATTCAACTCACAAAGGTACAACCTATAAAGGATGGCGTCATTTTAGTATATCAAGTTAAACTTTTTAAAAACCCCGTAAAAACAAATACAACCTCTTAAAAAACCCCGTAAAAATTTTTTTTGAGGGGTTGGTATTTTTTAATTATTATTCATATTTATCCTTTCAAAAAAAAAAAAGTATAATAAAAACAATAAAAACCCCGCAAACCCCGCAAAAAAACAAGGAGTTGGTTCCAAAAATTTGTTAGTACAAAAAATATTTTAAGAGACTTTGACATTTTTTTTACGGGGTTTGCGAGGTTTGTGAGCACAATTGATTAAATTTTAACAAATCAAACCATACTTCATGATAAAATATAAAAATACCAACCCCTCAAAAAATTATTTTTACGGGGTTTTTTAAAGGGTTTTAAGGGGTTTTTTAAGAGGTTGTTTTGGGTCAGAAATTTCGTAATGATAGGCGGTGGTATCAATTCTATTTTGTTGATTTACATTACAAAAAAATAGAAAAAACAAGTAAACCCCTTTGAGTACTCTAGAAGTGAGAACATTGTTAAGACATAGGTATTATTATTGAAGTACCCAACCGCTCCATCCTCTTCCAAAACCGGGTTTGGGATTTTCTTTAGTTTTGAAAACGTTTTCTTCAAATAAATGTTTAATCAACTTTTTATCTAAATTACATACTGAGTTATGAGTATTGTTTTTATACCAATCTATAAACTTTGACCATAGAACCGTCCAAAGAACACAATGGCCAACACGCTGTGTTAGATGTGAATTTACGAATGCTAAAATAGCTTGCAAATTATCACTCTCAAGCTTTAAACACACATGTTTCCATCCATTTATTAAAATATTATTGTTTCTTACAACACCATATTTCCACTTTAATGTCTTAAAATTATTTTGAATAAACTTTTCTATTTCAACTCTATATTGATTTGATTGACTTGAATGTACTGTTTGTCCTAAATAAGCTTCACAAACATCGCTTAATTTCAACAAACTATCTTGTTTTTGTACCACATTTTGAGAAAGCCATGTTTGAAAATCTGTTGTTTCCGCACTTTCGGTGACAATTGCATGTGTTACGATATTAATTCCATTGGGAGTATCTTGTAAATCCCAAACTTCAATTCCATGTCCATGAAGCAGTTGAATGACATTATCTTTTTTCTTGTAAGGACCAAATAATGCAGCAATTGAATGTTTATTTTCTTCATAATTGTAACTTTTTAGTTGACCAAGACAGTTCTTAAATTTACTCCACGGTTTTATTTCTATAACGTGTGTATCAGTCGTGATATCAGTTATTCCGTATTTGGTTACTTTATGAGATTTTCCGAGATGCCCTTCAAGAAATGTTTGGTAATATTTTTCATACTTTTTATTTTCAAGTATCCAGACTTTTTCTTCAAGTGCTTTAATACGTGCTTCTAATATTTCATAAGTCATGATTGGTTTATTTAACAAATTGATATGAATTCACTTTTTAAATGGACGCGTTTGTAAAAAAACTGAATAAAAATTGCAAAAATGGGAAAGTACAATCGGATTTAGTAACAGTATGAACTCAGAAATGATGTTGAACCTTGCAGCTATGTTGGCAAAAACGACTGAACAGGAGAGAAAGGACATCGTTGATATTCTTGCAAACTTGAATATCAACGAGCGAAACACGGAAAAGGTGAAGCAATTTGCTAACAACCTTCTTGAGAAGCAGAATGACAAACGTCATCGTTATGAGGAGTTTTTGGAGTCTTCAAGTGTGAATGGTCTTGTGTGGGCGCCAACACAAGTTGGTAAGTCCAATGCTACACGCGAGTTTATTGAAGCTTGTTTTAAGGTGAATGTGCCGGTGATTGTATCAACAGACAATCGTACGGATCAGTGCGAACAACTCCACTCAAGAATCAGAAATGATTTGAGTGGAGCGGACGTGAGGATGATGAAGGTATCGGACAAGACATTTTGGGGAGGAGTTGAAAGAATGCATTGAAAAACGTATTCATCGTTTTGTTGTATTTTGTTTGGACAATGCCAGTCAGATTGAAAAGTTAATTGTGAACTTGACAAGTCTTTACGTTCGTCATTCGACACAAATGAGAGAACTTGCTAAGATAGCAATTGTGCATGACGAGGCGGATTAAATAACTAAAGATAAAGACACGGATAAAATAAATGATGAGCAGGCTGAGTCTCACAAAAAGTGGTTGGAATTGGTTCATTTAATTAATAATAACATGGGCTATATGGATCTAAAGCGTGTATTTGTGACAGCTACACCAGAGAATTGTAGTATGTTGTACAAAATCGAAGCTCCGGACGTTATCCAATTGGAAATTCCAGCGACCTACGTAGGATATAAAAACATTGAATACATATCATTGGAGGATGACTTGGATATTAAGGAAGTACTTGAACATGAAGTGGCTCGTATTAAGAGATCAAAAACGTATGAGGCGATATTATATTGTATTGAACGAAAAATAGTGGATGGACATGAAGAGGTATTGAGAGGTATCTCAAGTTATTTGAAATGTGTGGTAAACACATATAATGGCAATGGAATAACTGCAATTATGAGGACATTAACTATGTCAAAGAAGTTTGAAGCATTGTTGAAAAAGCATAATATTAAATATGTACGAAATGACAAATATTTTACTATGAAGAATCTAGCAATAAGAAAATTTTACACATATTGCAAGAAGGTGGGAGAGAATTGTGTAGTGACGATTGGTAAGGACCTTATTTCAAGAGGGATTAGTTATGTATCTGAGGACAAGGTGGAACCAATAACTGCGACGACAATGATATACAAGCCTGGTATGTCAATGCATAGTGTGGGCATAACACAAGCGATCGGAAGAATAACAGGATGTGCGATGCCAAATTTACAAAGACGTTTGTATGCTCCTCAAGAGGTGATTGAGACATACAAGACTTACAATAAGAATCAAGAGGCATATATTAAGGAGATTGAGAAAAGCGGTAAATTGACAAAGGAGGTAATAAATGGAATGGTGTTTGAAAAGCTGAAGAGAAACATTGACAGAGCAAAGTTGCGATTAAAGATGAATTATGCGTCAAACAAATCAGAAGAGCAACAAGGTGACACAGAAAGAATGAAGCAGCTCATCAATATGTGGTGGAATGCGGACACAATAATAGGAAAAATCTTACGCTTTGTGTATGAAAATGAAAATGAAAATGAAAATGAAAGTGGAGTGAGTGAAACAGAGTTGAAAGAGTTTATCAAAGACTGCGGATCAAATGATGCAGGTAAAATGTTTGCTCATTTGACTACAAAAGGTAAAGATTATAAGATTATATTTGAAAGAACACAAAATCAAATCACAAATCTCAGGAAAGAAGCACGAGCTTATATTGATAGTTTGTAAATATAAATGTAAGTATGTTTGTAAATAAACGGTTAAGCCCATACACGAATATAAAGTTGTGTATGGGCTTAATTTCATTCAATGTGATGAAACAACGTAGATTCAAATATTTGTTTAACGATTTCCTTGACAACGTTGACACTCATACTATTACCTATTTGTTTGCACATTTGAGTATTACTAACAACGACTTTGAATCTATTGCTGAAACCTTGTAAAAGAAAACATTCACGATGCGATAATGTTCTCTTGAATTTAGTATGGTAGAATGAGGCGCAACGTGTAGTTAGTGTAGGACTGCAATTGTAAATAGGATAATAATATGTGAATGGTGTTATGATATTGTTTTGTTGGATATATTTAAAAAACGATAGATTTTTTAGCAACGTTTTATCAATTGTAGGTGTGTTATATATTCTTTTGTTAGGAACAAATTCATCTAATGGTCGCATTGGAAGTGTTGGTGGTTTATTATATTCTTGTAACTGTATATCATGTTTAATTCCAATAATATAAATTCTCTCACGGTTTTGTGGTATACCATAATCTTTGGTATTGTAAATATCGGCGTAAACCCTATATACAGGATTACCATCTTCATCTATAATGTTAGTTAGTTGGTCTATAAGAAAGTTGTATGGTTTACCTTTTTCTATGAACTTGAAGTTTTTCACATTTTCTAATATAAATACTGGCGGTTGTTTAGTTTTAATGACATCTATACAATGGAGCATGATGTTACTTCTAGGGTCTTGGGTCCCGCGTTTTTTACCCATTAAACTAAAACTTTGACACGGAAATCCACAAACGTAAATATCAACATCAGGGAGTTGTGAATGGTCACGTTTAGTGATATCTTCGTATAGGATTTCGGGTTCGTAATTGGCAAGGATGCTTTGTCTGGCGAATTTATCAATTTCACACGACCACTTGTGTTGGAAAGGAACACCTAATTGTTTTAAAGCTTCAATGGGAGCTTCGATACCTGAGCAATCAGTTCCAATTGTAATCATTAGTAATAAATAAGAAAAAATAAGTTGCGAATGAGCGTAAGCGCGAAAATGCGTTTGTAGTGCTAATTTAATTCATTAATTAGATCATCTTTAATGTTTATAATTTCATTTAGAACTGGAATATCTTGATATTGTTTATTGACACTTTGTATATATTTTTCAATAAATGGTTCAATTCTCCCTGGTTTAGGGGTAAGTCTTACCACAAACCCTGTATAATAAGTAAATGTCATATAAGCTTCATCACAATTTAACCTCTTCATGATCTGCAATGTTCGTAAGTCATCATGTGGGAAAAAATGACTGGTACAATAAGCATGATACCCGTTGTGTGTTTGGTATACTCTGAACTTGTATGGCACTGTACGTAACACTTGCAATATAGTTTGCAATTCAGTGTCATCCCAATCAAGAACAAGGAGTCTTTTGAAAGAAATAATTTTCATAACACGTTTTTTATAAACGTTCACTTGTTCTCCTATTATATACTCATTTGTTTTTTCTGACAGTTTGTACTTGTAATTTGACCAATTGATCTTGTTGGGAATGAAAATATTATAGACTGACTGGACATAAGAAAGAATTGAAGTCAATTGTGATTTTGTAAGAGAATGAAGACTTGTGTTCTGAATTCTACAACTTTTTAATACTTCAAGCTCAAGCTCATTTGGTTTTTTTTGTAATGTTTCTGACAAGATATGTATAATGTTTTGGATGAAATTTATTTGTTTATCTGATATTGTACAGTATGTATCAGATTTTTGTACAAGGTTACAGACATCTTTATGTGTAAGTTTTGCTAAACAATCAACACTTGTAAACATCGAAAGAAATTGTTCCAAACTTCTTGACTCGCACGTGAATTCTAAATAACATTCGTATAATTTGTTAACAAGACTAATTTGTTTATTTGATATTACCATTTTAATTAGTAATCGTAATAATTATAATTATATTGATGTTTCATAAAAGTTTTTTAGGCATATTACGTGGTGAAGACGCTCTTGACAAGGTATACAACAAACTAATTAGCAGTGGTGTGACAGGTATGAATTTTGATTTGCTTCCAAAAACGGCAGAGACCATAGAAAAGGCTGCGCCATTTCTTTTGCAAAGTATGAAAAAAGAACAAGAACTAATTGAAACTAATAAAGAATACTACGTTGCTCGGGATATTTCAACAAATACATATTACATATGTTACAAAGATATTTTAATGCTTGATATAGACACATCTAAATCTGACGATGATATGAATGATATTTTGTCAAGGTTACAAAAAGAGGAAAACAAGTGTTTTAGTGTTTATAAAAGTACCAATGGTTATCACATATTTTGTGTATCACACAGATTTAATTACAGAGACACAACAACAATTGAATTCATGCTAAAATATAGCTGTGACTTTTATTATACAGCCTATGCTTATATACGTGGTTACTCGGTCAGATTGAACAGAAAGTTTACGGAGAATATGCTAAACAAAATGTATACATTTGTCGGTTATGTTGGGGACGAAAAAACCATGGACAAGTCTATAGACAAACTTGTGAGAAAACACTTAGATTTGTCTAAGAAATACGATAATTCTATAAATTTGCAAACTTTTTTTGTGTAGTATAAATCAAATGTCAGATAATTCATTGTTTCAAACAATTGACACTGGAAGTGTGGACATGGATATAGACGACACGCTGTCATTTCAAACAGTCAATGACAATGACACTGACACTGACACTGACACTGACACTGACACTGACACTGACACTGACACTGACACTGACACTGAAGTTAACTCGCAACCAGTAGGATATGAAAGAATTAAGAGACAACTTGATGAACTTAGGCCTCTTTATAGAAGGATGTTAACTGACGCAGAAATGAGTCAGGATTTTTTTTTACCATTTCGTAATCTTACTCGAACGGAAAGTGTGTCAACAATAACAAATGTGTTATGTTACATTTCAAGTGGACGAACAAACTGTGCTATGCCAAATATCATGCTATTAAACATTTATTTAAGACAATATTTGTATTTTGGAATTTGCCCAGATTTAATGCCTGAAGCTGAACGCGATAGACGGTTTCGCAAGGAATATTTTCTATGGCAAAAGATTGATTCACCTACACCACGCCCTTCTCCCACAATGCTCATAACGCCTGAAAACCATGGTGAATTTTCTTATAGCAGTGTACCATTTTTAAAATGGACTAAGAGACATTATTGTACTTTTATCTACACAATTATTTTTCCACAAATATATGAAAGACTTGGGAAACCGATGCGAACAGATATAAAAGAAGACTGGTTGCTTAAAGAATTAAAAGCCTCGCAAGCTAAAAGCTTTGTCACAGTCTATATAAAAGATAAAACACTATTTTTCAAAGATGACATGATACGCAAATTACGTGGCTTGAGGTGTCCATTTGACATTACCGTGTTTGAGGACGACAGGTATGTGTTTGAAGAACAGGTTGTAATACGGATGTATAGAACTATTTTCAAACACATGTGTCACAATAAAAAAGATTCCATGAAGTTGTGGAGAAAGACGAGAGAACATTTTATAAAACCAGATAAATTTAGATTTACATGGCAAAAAATGTGTTCTCCACAATATTTCAAGATATTTCCCAAAGAAGAGCTTCAAGAGATTGCTGCATTAGATGGTATACCTTCACATTTGTTTTTAACAAAAAGAGAACTTTGTGTTGAATTGGCCAAAAAATTTACTAGTCTCATTACAGGTAAAAAGAAGGTTGAAGGACAATGTTCTAATCCCACAACTGTTATTGGAGGAGATGACATTAGCAAAATACCTCCTGAGTTTTTTTACGCGTATACTCACAATGGAAAAGTATTTTGCGATGATATCCGTGATCTTCACAAATTATTTAAGTCAAATGGGAACAAACATCCTTATGACAACACCCGCATTTCAACATTTGTGGAAAAAGACATCAACCGATGGTATCAGCATATTGTCGACACAACAACCTCAATGGAAGATTTTGATTCCGCTCCACCTATGCACATGTCTACTACAAGTTTATTGTCTTCAAAAGGTGCACTTTTATTAAGTAAACTAAACTATCCAAACGACTTGAGATTCTTTATTGATGCTGACATATCAAAAGTTAAACAATTCATCAATGACCTTCGGAATGAAAATATTATTTCAAGGCAAGAAGAACAAACATTGAGTATATTGCAAAATAATGAACAACTAAAACTTGCTTTAATAGAAGTACTTGTAAACAAAATTGATCAAGATCCTCATAGAATAGCTGTTCAAGGGAGTCTTGAACCTTTGTCATCTGTTGCAATCAACATGTCAAATGTATATAATGAGATTTTCAAACCCGACTAGGCATTTAAAAGTAATAAAAATACTATTAAGAAGACTGATTAAATTCTGCTTAATGGATTATGTAATTAAATTACCAAGGTTCTAACTGTTGACAGTTTTAGGATATATTTGGAGCAATGATAAAAAACATACAAGGTTCGGATATGGTATTTGAGTTGAGATATGCATTTGTTGCATATCTATTTATGTATATAATGGCATCAACATTTTTACCAAAGTTGACTGTAAGAGAAGCTGCCTTGCTAGGGTTTCTCACGTATGGTATCTATGATTTTACAAACTTGGCAACAATAAAAAATTATGATATCAATATTGCTATAGTTGACACAATATGGGGAGGTGTGTTGTTTGGTTTGTTGAGAAAGTACTTTATGTAAAAGTGATTCAATTTACATACAAATCCTTTTCCAAGTTTGACCGAAAGTAATACATTATACCTATAATAAATATTACATTATAAACACCAGGACCAAAGAATCGAGTCCATCTTATATCATCTGTATTTGAACATAATCTTGACACAACATCAAGTGTCTCTTGCTCCTTTTTTTCTGATTCCATGTACATTTTTTGATAACATCCAATATGCTTATTCATTAAATAAGTCATTAGTAAAAATATGCCAAGTATCGGTATGGTCAATTGATTCCTATATTTAACGTATACCACATATATAAGCATAATATCTACAGCAATATCAGTAACATGGTCATATAAATCTCCAAATTTAGATGTCATATTATATGCTCTCGCCATGTGACCATCCCAGCAATCAAATGCAAATGACAAGGCAAAACATATAGCAAAATACATAAAATTGTCATAGTATAAATAATATACAGAAACAAGCCCCAGTACAAATGAATATGTAGTCAACATATTTGGTGTGTGCCCATAAGCTTTGAACCATGGGATTACGTAATCGCCAATATCTGTAATAATATTTTCAATCGGATCTAAATATTTGCTATCAACTTTTCGCATCTTATTTATCATAACTAAATAATTAAAATGCTTATAAAAACTTGTTCATTAAAAGATAATCCTTCAAGTCCTCTTTTGATAATACATCCTGTGCACTATTATAAGTAGTGAAATCAAGATCGTTCTGGAAATTTAAAGTACCCATGTTGTAATCCGGCTTGATTACGTAATATAAATTACGTTCATTAGTTCGCAAGACTTCATTATCGTTTATCAAAGATTCAGCCAACTTTTCTCCGGGTCTTACACTACCTAATACCACCGGTTTGTTATATTTTTCTCCAAATATCTCCATTAAATCTTTTATCCTCATCGCAGCCAACTTTGGTATAACAATATCACCAGATTCACCCTTTAAAATTGCATAGTTTATTAATTGAACACTTTGTTCTTGAGTCATTAAAAATCTAGTCATGTCTTCGTGCGTTAATACATAGGGTACATCCTTTGATCCCAGATTATGTAATATTGGAATAATACTACCTCTTGAATTCAAAATATTTCCATACCTTACGATAACGCATTTGGTATGTTTCATTTTATACGCATTTTCTATTACCAATTTTTCAGCAAGAGCCTTTGTAATTCCATATGTGTTTATTGGTGAACAAGCCTTGTCAGTACTTATAAAGACAACCTTTTCAGTACCACCATTTTTATTAACAGCATCTAGTACATTTCCTACACCTTGACAATTTGTTAAATGCGCTTCCCTAACCTCGTATTCACATCTATCAATATGTTTTAGAGCAGATGCTATTATCACAATATTTGGGTTTTCCTTTTGAGTTACTGCAATCTGCGGATTCTTCCATTATATAAGAAAAACAAATATTAAAAAAAAATATTAAAAAAAAATTTATAGCATATAAGTAAAATACTATGGAAGATGCTATAATTGAACGTATTAAGAAAAAGTATCCTGAGTTTTATTCTGCAATTAAGGATCTTGTGTTGTTTGATTACAAAGTGGAACAAAAAATAAAATCCAAGTATGGTGAAAACACTTATGAGAATATTCAAAAGACTGTTGAGTATGGACAAGCGATACATGATGATGCTCAAAATTCATTTACCAAGTATGCAGAAAAACGAAAGCCACTATACCAACGGTATAATGATGAGGCCTACGAAGTGTATAAGAAAATTGGATTTAAAAGTGCAATGTTAGCAAGTGACATTATAAAGAAACATTTTAAAAGTGTTGCGCCAATATTATTGTAATATTTTATTTGAAACGGTAAAAAGCAATGGTAACGGTACAAAATAAAACATTACCAACGAAATTGATCATTTTTGATTTAGACGACACTCTTCTAAAAAGAGATACAAATGAGATAAGCAATAAAAAAAAGTCAATTATTACATTTCTAAAGGAACAAGGTTTTAAAGTTGGAATGGCATCTTTAAATTGTTATGCGAAGGACATATTGGCTAAAAATGGAATAGAAGAATATTTTGATTATATACAACATCGTACAAAAGAAACGTTTAACATTTTAAATAAGACAACTATGCTGCAAAACATTTTAAAAGAGTTAAATGTGACAGCAGATAACACGATATTATTTGATGACAATTATCAGCATTGTACAGAAGCAATGTCTTTGGGTATCAAGTTTGTTTATGTCAACAAACGATTTGGTGTGAGATGGAGAGACATAAAAACTGTTATTAATTCGTTTAATTAAATATATTTTAGATAATTAAATGAATATGGAATTTAACAAAAACTTACAATTTAGTAAAAAGGACAACATGAATTTTAATATATTTGCACTAAAATCACTTTTACTTGCAATACCAGGAGTATTGTTAGGATACTATATAGACAAATGTGTTGAAAAATGGAAGAATAAAGAAACGTTTGGTGGCAGGTTAATAACATATATCACTATACAAACAGCAATGATGATTGTGACTATATATATACTTTATTCATTGAGTCATGGTTATACATCAGAGTTTCAAAACACATATCCTGGATTATTTTTTGGTTTTCTTTTTTTTGGAATACAAGTGAACTATATTACTAATTGGCAAAAATATTTAAATTGAAAAGAATTATAAAATCAAAATAATATTATATTATAATATTGTTTTATATTATTAATGGTATCGATGGATATTTCAAGTAAGTCAAGTGAGACTGATATTGCAAATGCTACTACAATTACATATAATACACCTGAATCTGAATCTGAATTGATTGATTATTGGAATAATTCGCAAAATAGTACTCAAGACAGTGAACAAAGTAATGAAGAACAAAGTAATAGTGAACAAAGTAATGAAGAACAAAGTAATGAAGAACAAAGTAATGAAGAACAAAGTAATAGTGAAGAACAAAGTAATGAAGAACAAAGTAATAGTGAAGAACAAAGTAATAGTGAAGAACAAAGCAGTAGTACAAAGCAACAGACTAGTATTGAAACTGATACTAGTTATATGGATGTCGATATTATAGAACCATTAAAATTAGAGACAAAGACAGTTGAAGATAATAATACTTTAATTGCAATAAGTAAAATCGAAGAAATGGTACAAGAGAATGGATTAAAAGCAACATTGGATATTGTTGAACCTATATACATTATATATACAGCAGAGCGATTTTTTATACCACAGGAGAAAAAAATACAAATATATGTAAAAGCTTTTCGGAAGTTATTATTGTACTATAAAGGTATAATAAACAGTATATTTAAGATAGACCAAGTTTTACCACAAGAGTCAAACAATGGAAAAGTTTTTATTTTAAAACTAGATAAGGCATCGGAAGATGTACCAAGACTTTTAATTAAGGTACCATTGACAAGCATGTCTGATCCAATTTCATATGAATATTATGTAGGATTGACGTTAAATAGATTGCGTGAAGAGGGTATTAATCATTTTTCACTTGTTTATGGAAGATTTAAATGTGGTATAAATCCTGATTTGACGACACAAATATGTGATTCTACATTTCCAAGTAGCACGCATATATTATATGAATATATAAAAGCAGAGAAAGGAACAACTAAATCATTCTATTCGTATATTGATCAGATGCTATCTACAAATCCGAAACAAGGCCAATTGAATATTTTAAAGGTAACTTTTATTTTGTTATGTTCATTACAGCAGGCTCAAGAGAAATTAAACTTTACGCACTATGATTTGCATTTGAACAATATTTTAGTATTAGTTTTAGACGAAGAACAAGAATTTGATTTTATATATAAGGGTGAGGTGTATACAGTATCTAGCAATTGTGTTCCTTATAT